TATGGCAATAGCTTTTTCAGATTCAACACGATTGAGCCAACCATGCCCATATAAACTAAATAATTTTAGGCTTTTGTAATATTGTTCTTTAGCTTCGCTAAACTTTTCAATAAGCTCTTTAGGATCAACACCAGCAATAGCTTGTAGCGTTCTTGGTCCTATCATTCCGTCTGGAATAGCATTAATACATTTCTGAATGAGCTTGGCAGAAGAACCGACACCAGCATTAATAGCAAAAGAAACGGCTAAAAAATCTAAACCTATTGGTAGGGCATCCGCTTGCACCCTGTCCCAGTATTTGTTTTTATAGAACTTACCTACTTGCTCTTTGGTTAGAGCTTGCATATCGGCTATAGATACCTTATGCCCTACATATTCTTCCCATGCCGCCTGAGTTACACCCATATTGGTACATCCATGCCGCCCATCAGATAAATTGTTGCCAGGGTCTTTAGGATCAGCAGTAAAACCACCTTCGGCTTTTAATATGTAATCCAATGACCTACTAAAGTTATTAATCATTTAATGCCTAATTGCTCATTAATCCATTTTTGCAATTCAACAAGCATCAAGGTTGTTTGGGCGCAATTTCCAGCAAGTTCTGAGTAGGCGGCATTTGCATCAAAGAGCTTGGTGGTGTTGGAAAGGTTGGACACGCTACTGGAATTGGGCTGGCGCATCCCATCAGAGTAATACTGGCGCAATAAACTAAGTTTCGCATCATATTCATCTTGGATTCCTTTAGTAACTAATTGATGTTGTTTTTTAATGGATTCGACATGGGCTTCTTGTGCTTTGGCGGCGTTTGCAATTTCTTTTTTGTAGTCCATGTAATCACGATTACGCAAAGCCCAGCCACCAGCGAAAGCCATAAATACACATACAGCAAGAATACCAACTTTGAAGTAATCAATCATTTATCTTCCAAGGGCTGAATCGTTAAAAAGCGTAATATAGCAACAATAATTCCAATAACAACAAGGAACACACCATAATATCGAGGGTCAATAACATTTTGAACATACGAAAAATTGTCATATAAAGCACCAAAAACAACTAAAAGAAAAGAAAACCACATTGTTTTTGATTTCATCATGTGTTTTATTTCCAATGGATTTTTATTAAATCTATAGAATAATAAATAAGAGCTAATGCGCCTGAACTAACCAGACCAATAAATGTTTTTTCAATAACGGCTTTGCGGAAAGCGGCTTTTTTAGCTTCCGCTTCTATTGCTAATCGTACCCATTTAACTTCATCGTCTGATAAAGGATGTTGCTCTACGGCTTCGGAAATTACTTCTTTAAGAAGCGTTACTAATTCTTCTTTATCAAGTTGATTTAAAGCCATAAAAACTCCAGATAATCGGGTTTATTAATAAATCTTATCTTATCTGGAATTTAAAGGAATTTTAACACTTCTTCTGGAGAAGTAAATGCTTCGGCTTTATATTCAGTAAAATCCCACCAAAGGAATTGATTAAGGGCTAATGTTGCCCTATCTTTAAGTAAATTGGTGTTTTCAGGATGCCCAAAGATTAATGGGTCTGATACTGACCATAGAACAATACCTGGCTTGCCTTCACTCCATGCTAGATGCTGAAAGAAACTATCAATTCCAACCCAAGTGCGACAATCCTTAATAAGCTGTCTTAATTCAAGCATTGTCAAACCCTTGCGAAAATCATTTACAAGCTGTTCTTCACCTTCTATACCAATCTGAATAATAGGCTCATTAATAAGGGCTATTAATTCTTTCCAATAAGGATAGTTTTTAGGGTTTTGCTTGCCGTTTATTAATGGTTTGGCATAGGGATGTATCAGAATCATAAATAGAGCTTCCTATAAGCGTTTTCAAGGCTATCTGTCCATTTCCATTGATCCATCTTTTTATAAATGCTGTAATGGTCAATATTGCCAAAAAGGTCTATAGCTTCGGCTATAGATCGCCCAGGGATTATTTCAGGATAGCAAGTAAAGACCATAGGATTATGGATGTCTGGCAGAATATGGCTAAAGACAATATGATCCCCAATACCACAATTAAGCACCACAACTGTTTTATCAGAATATTTGATAGTATTTTTAAATATTTTTTCATCATGTATATACATCTCCTGTTTTGTTTCGCTTCTTATGCCGCCTTCTGGGTTCTTCATGTGCAAAGATTGAGCATGAGGAACAGCTAAAATCTTATATCCTTTTTGATGCAAACCATAAGTAAATAATGTTTCTTCCCTATGTGCCACCCTTGATAGTCCAAGATTGTAGTCATGCACTCCAGCCAGATATAGGAATGAACAATGCAGATGCTCTACTGCTTTTGTTTGCTTTATATCATTCCATTGAATATTCGGTTCTAAATCAATATCTGCAATTTTGCCAGTAGATTGACTTGTATCAAATAGATTTGGTGGAGTTAGTATTGAGCCACCAACTGCGCCTACATTCTTAATGGTTGTATAAACCAAAAGATTGCCAAGGACATTAGGCTCTGGGATGCAATCATCATCTACACGCCAAACCCAATCGTAGCCCATTTCATTAGCTTTTTGGTGAATATGATGCTGACCCTTTTTTTCAGCAAATAACCATTCCCACTTTACGCCTTTTATATCAAGCATTTGAAAGAAATATTGATAAATCATTTCTTGTCGCATATCTTGTGGCTCATCATTGTCATCAAATATCACCAGCTTATCTGGTAATGTGCTTTGATTAATAATGGCTTGAAGAACTAAAGGTAAGGTAGTAAAGTATCGCCCCCTAGTAGCTACCGAACATAAGACTTTAGACATTATCCCACCGACATAACATCAGATTACAGCGATTTTCAGGTGTAATCTCTTGCAGCACACCTGATACTTTGCCGTGTTCATTGATATAAACAAACTCAAAATCAGGAAAATCTTTTTCTGTTAATCCATGCAATTTGTGATGTTCACCCCAAAAACCTTTTGGCTCATTGTGCGGCACAGTAATTAAAAGCCTATGGCAATGTTTTTGTAGCTTTTTTACAACAGAAAGCCCATTATCAAGATGCTCAATGATTTCAAAAGCAATAATAGTATCGTAATCACCTAACTTATAAGTGCTTATATCGGCTTGTTCAAATTCACGCTTGTAGCCCCATTCTTGCTCTTTAGCGACTGAAACAATAATAGGGTCGTAATCTAAGCCTAAATAATTAATGTTATTAGGAAAAAACTGTGAACCATATCCAGTTGAGCAACCAATTTCTAAAATATTATTGCCCCATAGATTTTGATTAGCCCATAGATACCTTGTGGTTTCCCTAGAAAATACTGGGTCGCCTTTGAGGAATACGGCTCTTTCAAAATTGTTGCTTAATCGCCAGCGATACCATTCTGGGTGGTGTTCTTTTGCTAATTGCAAAACATGAATCTCAAGAATCTTATCCCATTGTGTAGCAACATCTAATCCATATATTGTTTTCATCTTATTTTATTGCTTTATTCCTCAATATATTTCATGGGTGATGAGTGCTGTAATGCCGCCATTAATACTTGCTGACCAACTTCATTAGATTTAACCATTTCATTTCTAAATGATTCTACGGCAGATGCGGTGCTATGTTGCTGTCTGCCATTTTCCATCAGCATTACTGGAATCCAAGTAACAGCACATCCCCAATCTTCTAATTGTTCGCCAGTATTAGGATGAGTTCCTACTACCTTCATGAACCATCCGCAATCCATTTGTTTGCATGGCTCAAAACTATTCAAAGGGCAAGTTGCCTTTGGGTCTATTTTCATATTCTATCCTTTAATATTTTATTTATATTAACCCATTAACAATCTACAGCACCTTCATATTGAGAAAAGGTTTTAAGAACTTCATAGATAGCTGGAATAAATGCCTTGCCTTCTGGTAGGTCGGCTAGTCCAATATAATGCGCTTCTTCTTTGACTGTTGCCATATTGCTGTGTCTTGCATCTTCGTTGTAATAAATAGCTACTTGCACTTGAATTTGGTCTTTTGTGCCAAAGAAGTTAGTAATACGTGCATAAGCGTCAGGTGCTGGTGCGCCAAATTGGGTTTGAACAGATAATCGTAAAGCCATAGTATTTCTCCTAGTTAAAATGTTACTTCGGTTGTATCCACACGAGCTACGACCCTTATTGTTGTTGATGCTTGTCCTGTAAAGGTTATTGCTAATCCACCATTGGTAGTATCGGCAGTCGCTGTTACTGCCCATGTCGATGCGCCAGCGTCAGCCGCCACAATAGTCGTTGTTACAGTACCCACTATAGCGGCAGTTCCTACACCTGAACCACGCTTAATAGCACCTTCTAGTGTCCAAGCCTTTGTATTTCCACCGCCTGTCACATTGGCAATAACAGTAGCTTTAAAGTAATAAGCAGAGTTATTAGGTAGTATTACTTGGTTTACACCACTTGCGGCTGAAGTATTACTTGTTAAAACTGTTGCCGTAGCGTCTGTGGTTTGTTTAGCAAGAACTAAAAGTGCGGCTTGTGATACACCTGTTGAATCAGCTATTGGAACTACACAAGCTGGAAACGCATGGTAACCCTCTATTCCTCTTGTGCTTCCTCTAACGCCACCTGATATTGCACCATAATTTGAATTAGAAAGATGGGAAGCACCGCCAACAATAGATGCTCCTTGTGCTGAAGCTGAACTATTAAAACCACCGCCAATAAAAGATAAAACACCACTTGCAGTATTAGCAAGTATATTTCCTGAACTGTCTGCTCCACCACCACAAATTACAGAAGATTTACCACTAGCTGTGTTTTTAGTTCCACCACCAACAAAACTCCAATCACCACTAGCTGTATTCCTATTAGCCGCAGTCCCAGCATCACCACCACCACCGATAAATGAATAACTACCAGTAGCTTGGTTGTTTCCTCCTCCTACTACTACTCCATGAGGAGTATAGAAAGATAGAGTGCTTGTAGAAGAACCTGATGCGGCTTGAGAAAGGGTAAGGGATGTTCCTGATATGGCGGCTACATAAGTATATAAAGCTATGCTTGTGCCAATAATTACTTGACCAACTTTAATATTTGCATTTGTGGCGGATAAAGTTACGGCTGTAGTGCCATTCATTGTTGCAGATTGAGTGGTTACAGCAGAAGTGCTTGTTCCATTATTAGTAAATCCACCGCCAATAAAGTTAAAAAATCCAGCCGCAGTATTTGTATATCCACCAACAACAACAGCATTATCATTTCCACCAGCGGTATTTCCTCTGCCACCAGCAACAATAGAATATGCACCATTAGATGTATTTGAATAGCCTGTAGATATTCCTGAACCAAATCCACTCGATATATTGTCATAACCACCACCAACAACTGTGTACGGACCGCTAGATACTTTGGTAGCCACACTTCTAATAGTCTGCCAATCTACCGCATTAGCACCCCTAGCATTACCACCTACTGTAGATGAAGTAGTAGCTTGTGCTTGTAGTGCGCCTGTTCCCGCTGGAGAAACATAAAGACTACCATCTGATTGAAGTCCTAGACCAGCTACTCCACTAAAGGATAGGGTAGGAGTTCCGTAAACTGCTGTGGTGGTTGTTGCAATGTATGTGCCGACAGAAGAAGCTATTTCAACTTGTGCGCCATAATAGTATTGAGTTGTTCCGCTTGTTGCTGTTGTGTTGTTATCTCCATCAGATAAGCGAATACCAAAAGCTCCTGAACCAACCAATGTAATGCTACATCTATACCAACCACTTCCAATAGCGGTTATTGCCGCACCAATAAGAGAGCCTGATACTGTTCCAACAACGCCAGTAGATAAATTAAAATAAGCTGGTGCTGATGCCGTGCCTCCAAACAATCTTAACCAAGTAGATGTTCCTGCTTTTGCATATACAGAACAAGTATAAGTTGCGTTTGTAACAACACCTTGTGATATGCCAACACCGCCAGTAGCAGTTGCAGTAACTAAAGTTGCTGTTGAACCGCTAAAAGGGTCTGTTTGTCCCGTTGTTAATGTAGCGTTATTATTTGCCCAAGCCGCATTGGTAAAAGTATTTGAATAAATTAATAAATTCTGCCCAGTACCTTTTAATACTTCTGTCTGTCCTGTAATAGTAGTAAATGTACCTGCGGCTGGGGTAGTTGCGCCAATAACTGTGTTGTCTATTGTGCCGCCAGTTCTAGCTAAAGTAGTTCCGTTATAAGTTAATTGTGGAACACCACCTAATGCGCCAGCGTTATTGTATTGAATCTGAGTATTTGTGCCGCCGATTGGGGCTTGGATGCCGCTGTATCCTGAATAGCCGCTATAGCCACTTATTCCAGAGCCTGAGTAGCCAGAATAGCCTGATAGACCGCTTCCTGAATAACCACTATATCCAGAATATCCAGATGTACCTACTGCGCCACTATAACCAGATATTCCAGAACCAGAATATCCGCTATAGCCAGAGAAACCTGATACACCAATAGCTCCACTATATCCGCTATAGCCTGAAATTCCAGAACCAGAGTAGCCACTATAACCACTATAACCACTAATGCTTGAACCACTATAGCCAGAATATCCGCTAATACCGCTACCAGAATATCCTGAATAACCAGAAATTCCTGATCCAGAATATCCGCTATAGCCGCTAATTCCAGATGCCCCAGAATAACCAGAAATTCCTGAACCTGAGTAACCAGAATAGCCGCTATATCCTGAAATGCCTGAACCTGAGTAACCTGAATAACCAGATATTCCAGAGCCACTATAGCCGCTAAAACCGCTTATCCCACTAAATCCGCTTATGCCGCTATAGCCGCTGTAGCCAGATTGTGTATAAAAAACTTGTGTAGCAGTAACAATTACAGATGGAGTTTCAGGATAGGTTGCATTACCAGCAATAGTTTCTAAATAAACAGAAGCATTTGCAGTATCCCAATAAAGTTCTACATAATCAGTAGCACTAACATTAAATACAAAATTTACAGTTAATACATTGCTTGAATATGCACTACCTTGTTTATCTGGCACATCATAATGAGTATTGCTATCAACAATATTTGTGCCATTTTTCTTTAACCAGACTTGAGTAGCACCTAATGAATTGCTGTGATTAGTAAACTGTATAGAAAAAGTAAGACTATAAACTCCAGCATTGGCAAAAGTTATTCTTGAGCCACTAACAACTGATACACCAGTATTATTAATATCGGCAGAATTTAAAGTAATTGCAGTTGGAGTATTAGCAGTAGTAGTTTGAGTTGTTATGTCCCAAAATGAACCCCAATATCCACGAACTCCACCAGCACCTACCGCACCAGAATAGCCAGAGTAGCCGCTATAACCGCTTATGCCTTGTGCGCCAGAATAGCCACTAATGCCTGATGCGCCAGAATATCCGCTTAAACCTGATCCGCTATATCCAGAATAGCCTGAAATTCCGCTTCCTGAGTATCCACTATAGCCACTAAACCCTGATACTCCTGATCCACTATAACCAGAATAGCCGCTTATTCCAGATGCGCCATTTTGACCGCTAATTCCTGATGCTCCAGAAAAACCACTATACCCTGATATACCAGAACCAGAATAACCTGAATAGCCACTTACGCCGCTTCCTGAGTAACCGCTTATCCCGCTATAGCCGCTAAATCCTGAAATACCAGATGCGCCAATTTGTCCTGAATAACCGCTATAACCAGATACTCCACTTCCAGAATATCCGCTAAAGCCACTAAAACCGCTTATACCGCTATATCCTGAGTATCCTGATGTAGATGCCCCAGACTGACCAGAAAAGCCACTATAGCCGCTATAACCGCTTACACCACTTCCTGAGTAACCTGAGAAACCACTATAGCCGCTTACACCGCTTCCAGAATAACCAGATATACCTGAATAGCCAGATTTTCCACTTGCTCCTGATTGCCCAGAAAAGCCAGATATTCCGCTATAGCCTGAGTAACCACTATATCCTGAGATGCCAGAATATCCGCTTGTTCCTGATGAGCCTTGAATACCTTGATCTACAACCATTGTAATTTGATTACCAATGGATACATCAAGAACTAAATCTGTCCCTTTAGCTACATCAATAGCAAGATTTGTACCGCCTTGTGCGGTTGAAATAGTAATATCAGTCATGGTTAGTTCACCACGATTGCATCAGACCTAACCAAGAATAGCAAAAAGATTATTAAATCATTTGCTGGAGTTGTGCCGCTTGCTGGAAAGCTAATCTTAATACGACCAGAAAAGCCAGCACCATTAATGGATGCTATATCTAAATCTGTATCGGTAGTAGTCAATGCCCAAGCTGAATCATCAATAGTAAGGGTAAATTGCCCTGTAGTATCGCTTCTATTTGTAATAGTTAAAGGAATAGCTGTAGGAGTAGGGGTGTAATCAGCAATATCAAAAGACAAACCATATCTTGTGTCTTGAACATTACTTAATTTTCTGCGAATAATTTGTGCATTAATAGTTGCACCAGTTAAATCAATGGCAGTTCCACCATTATTAAGAGCCAAATTCCAATAAGTTTTTTGGTTATAAACCAGTTCACCAGCGATGATTTGATTGTCAAATCCGCTGACTTGGGTCAAAGTATTTTTATTAAAGACTGTCATGATCTCTCCATTACTCGGTTAATAGGAAGTGGAACTCCACTTACCTATGGATCGTATTTTGTCTTTTACTTATTTTACATCAATACTTGCCTTCTGCAAATACATTTACAAATACAGTTTCATCTTCTAATGCTTCAATTTCATGCCATTCATTTGCTGGCAGATTTAAAGGTTTGCTGTCTTTGTTAATTGTATAACTGCGCCCTTCAAGACTTATTAAACAAGAACCAGCATTGCACATTGTTGCATGAGAATAAACATGACTATGTTTAGTTAGCCCTTCACCTTTATCTGCATGATACACATTTAACTGTGCTCCATCATAAGTAAAAGAATGTCTTGGAACAAGATTTGATACTTCATTCATTATGCAGTTTGTGTGCCAGTTGTTGTTGGTTGATTTTGTGTTGCTATTGGCGGTGCTGGCGGTGTCCATGCTTCCCAAGCAATTACACAATTATCAGCCCATTGTGGCAAAACAGTAATTTCTTCATTTGGTGGTTTTGGAGCAAAAGGATCAATAGGATCATTAAATTCAATCCATCCTCTAGTTTCAAACCATTGCAACGCATGAATATTGTCTGGAATACCACAATTAGATATATTTAAAGGAAAATGAGAATTATTGCCATCTACTGCAACAAAAGAATCATCTGGGATAATAGTTAATTTCATAATAAATCCTTAATTTTTAGAACAAAGAATAATATTAGCATAACGAACATTTAATGTGATAGCAGAAGATGTAATTGAACTAACACTACCACTAACACTATGAGTATGTGAACCGCCACCACCTTGGGAATCTGTGCTTTTATTAGTTGGTGAAGCCGACCATCCACCAGTAGAAAGAGGAGAACCATCAGAAGCGCAGTTTCCTGCATTATAAAATGTAGTGCTGTGACTATGAGATGGAATTTGACTTAAAGAAAGAGTTGTTGCTCCTGTTGTTGCAGTTAATGTACCGCCACTTATAGTCGGAGTTTGATTAGTAAATACAGTTGAATAAGCTGTTGTTCCGCCAGTTGTGCCACCACCGCTAGAAACTAAACGCAAATCATAATCATTAAGACTTGTTACTTGTGTCCATCCTGTAGGCGCAGAAGATTGATAATAAAGTGAAACTGTGCCGCTTGGCAAAACTACACCAGACTGAATACCAGATGCCGATACTTGCCCTGATGAATTTAGAAAATTAGCAAATTGCGATAAATTAAATGCTTGTGTTGTCATTTTAAACTGCTCCAGTTCTTGCAAAAGTTTGTTGAACCATAATAGTGTAATTTACAGTAGGTGATGTTGCTAATGTAAATGTTCCGCTTCCAGTTGTATAGTCAGTTCCTTGAACAAGCAAAGAACCATTACTAAATAAATTAAATGCGTTAATGTTATAACTAAAAGCATAAATGGTTTGACCAATAATAGTAAAAGCATCCACATTTACTGGTGTGCCATTAGCAACTCCAAGATTATTAACAGACCATTGTAATACTTGTAATTCACCAGTCACATTACTTGCAAAATTGATAGTCTGACTAGATAGTGTGTAATCTTGAGCATTAACTACTGTGCCATTCAAAAACAATAATTCATATCCATCATTTAAATAAAAACCTGATGCAGTATAAGATGCCGTATTAGTTAAATTTACAATATTTCGACTAAATGAAGCATAAGGACCAGTAGTAGAATTTACTGATTTAAAAGCAATAATAGTAATTCTATCGCCAGCATTAGCCCCAGTTGCTAAAGTTACTGTTCCAGTAGTGCCGCTAGTATCGGTATATTGTGTTGGGTCATAAAGCAAACCATTACTAAATACCCAACATTGTCCAGAAATATAGCCAGTTCCTCTAGTCTGCGTAAATACAGTTTGTCCAGCAGTTGCCGTATATTGCGTTGCAGTATAATAAAAATTATCTGGTGTTTCAAATCCAACTACACGACCATAAATATCAATAGTTAAAGTAGCTACAGAAGAAGTCTTGGTATATGCTCCACCAAAATCAAGATATTCTTGAAGTGATGCAACAATATTTCCATCTGTATTATTAGTAATTTGAACTTGTCCAGTTCCTACTGTAGTTGTTCCAGTAGTTGTTAGCTGTCCAGTTCTAACATCTAAATCAATAATATTAGTTCCATCTGGCAAGCCATTCCAAATTGATTGATCGTATATTAGTGTTTGAGTAGGAACAAATCGTGCTGTAGCCGCCGCATAATCTGCAAAACCTTGTGCAAAACTAAATAATCTTCCACCTCTATTAGAATAAAGCAAATATTCTATAGTTCCAAAATTTGTTGGTGCAAGATACCAAGTATAGTTTGATGCCGTTGTATTTGGAGTGGCATTATTTTGACTAAATAATCCATAGTATGCTTTTCCTCTAGGATTAAAGCTAAATCCTGTTCCTGTAATACTATCAGCATAAGCAACAGAAATATATCTTTGCGTATATTGGAATGTGGTTGGTCGCCATTGAAATAATGAACTTGCTGGACTATAAGCAGATGAAGCAATGCTATTTACACAACGAGTAAAGAAATACCAATCACCAGATGGAATACCAGTTAAAGTTACAGGCGGTATTAAAGTTAATGGTGTATATGGATTTCCATTAGATTGAATAGCACTTGTGCCGCCAAAATACATTTGTGTGGTTAATGGATTGCTATAAGCTGAATACCATACTTCTACATATTGTGTAACACCAAATGGTGCTGTATAGGCTTCAATTTGAAACGAAGGTATAGCGGCGGTTGGCTGGCTTGCTAATACATAAGGAGCAGTCAAAGTTCCAAAAGCTGTAGGGCTACTAATTCCTGTATTAGGTGTTGGCTGAAATTCTGTAATGCTTGCATCGTTATAAACTGTTGGATTAAATTCAGACATATTAAGCTGAACAGCAATAGAGCCATCATCATTAAATGCTTGTATTACCTTATTAATGCGAAATAGCTTTGCCACCCATCCATAGTTTGAGTTAGTAACAGTTACTACATCACCAGCATCTAATTGCACACCAATAAAACTTACGCTTACTTGAACTTGCAAATCTTCACGACCAGACTTTAATACTCTTGTTGCCAAATATTGCGCTGTAACACTATTGCTTGTTAATGGAAAACTTAATGAAACTTTATTTACTGGTTCATTTGGATAAAGTAATGATGGGTCTAAAGTTGCTAAATTAAATGTAGTCGAATTAAATGCGCTTTGATTAGAAATATCTGGAAATTTACATTCCACAACATTATAAGATGAAGCAATATCTAATGGAGTAATTTGAATAGCAGAAATCATATTGCTATCATTTATATCCATAGCAACTGAATAAGTAGGCGATTGAACTACAACACCCCAAAGACCAGTTATTTCTGTATATTTAACTAAACAATCACAACAACTTGCCATATCTTGCAAATTATCCATAACAGTCCTTGTTGTATCTAAAGAACCATTAAATTTAAATCTAGGCTGTGTTGATGTGCCGCCGCTTGAATTTGTATAGGAAAAAGAACCATTTGAATAAGTTGTTAAAGCTGTCAAACTGGCTGTATCTACTTGTGCCAATGGGATAGAACAACCATATCTAGTGTTAATTAAATAATCCTGAATACAATCACCAGTATTTGTTCTGCTATTTGTTACTTGAAATTTAGTTTGATTAATGCCATTAATTCCAGCAGATTGACTATAAGAAAGATGAATAATGGCAAAAGCACAATTACTCATTAGCTTTGTGCTATCCCATGTATAAGTAAGCCCAGCAGTTTGCATTACGCTAATAGCAGATTGGCTTGAATTTGTAGGGGTGTTTGAACCATTGCTATAAAGGAATATTTGAATACGACCATCTACAGATGTATCGTATGCGCCAGTTGATTCATCTAAAAGACTTGCAACTGTATATCCATTGCTTTGAAATATTACCTTTTTACCACCATAGTAAATATTACCAAAAGTAATCGTATCTGGAGTTTGACCAGTATTTGTATTGGTTACTTCGCAAATTGAAAGCACATAATAAAGCTGTTGATTATCAGAACTAATAGATAAATCAGTAATAGTTCCGCCAATATAAGCAGAACCATAAACTACAGGAAGTTTATTATCGGTTGCTGGCGGCACTTGTTGGCTATTGCCAGGATTAGGACTTGAGCCAGATGTTCCATTGTCAAAAGATGGATTATTGGCAAATGCTTTAGAAACAATAGTTGCAACCACCATATTAATAGCCATTGCTGTAGCTATAGCCGCCGCAGTTCCAGCAACTAAAAATCCTTCTGCAACTAAAGCGGCAACAATCATTGTGCCAAATGCGTATGATGGAACGGCAAAACACAACAGGAATATTGCTAAAAATAGTTTACGCATTACTGAATCCAGTTCTCATCTAACTTAGTAAACCCAAATTTTTCATACTTAATATTAGGACTAGAAGGCATTTTGCCAATTGCAAACATAATAATTCTGCCTTCATCTTTTAATTTGTTGCCATATTCAATATATTTTTTTAACAACCTATATCCAACACTTGTATTTCTTTGTTCTGGCTTTACATACCAAGCCAATTCTTGCATATAAAAAGTTTTATCACACCAAAGATTATGAGTTATTAAAGCCATTATTAAACCAACACCATCTTCAATATATATAATTCCAGAACCAGCTAATATTGCATCTAATAATCTATTCCAATATGGTTCATTATCTAAGCTGTGATATTGCTTTATATTGCTTTCAGACCTAAATAATTTCATTAACTCTATTATTTGTGGCTTATCGTATTTTGTGGCTTGTCTTATCATGATCCAGCTAATGCACCTTTGCCAAATTGATAGTTAATGTTGGTAATAAATGCAACTCTATTCATGCTAGTATCGCCAGGACTAAAATATTGCCAATTATTATCATTTGTAAATCTTCCAGCAGTTCTATTTTTAAGAATTAATTGAATAGATGAAGCCGCTACTGAAATTGTGCCTACAAATGCTCTAGCTTCCTCCATCCATGTTTCATTGATTGAAAATGAATTAACATAACCATTAAAAAATTGATAAAGACCACCAGTACCGCCTGTAGTAATTAATGCGCCATCAGTATCAAAAAAGCCTTTCCATGCTTGTAATTGTGCGCCTTTAATTTGATTTCCTAAAACCCATCCAAGCATGGCTGTATCAATG